CCCCAGTCGCACCCGCCGCAGTCGCACAAAGCGCGATGGCTAATTTACCTGTAACCATGGGAGAGGTAAGTTCCCCATTAGAAGAGATTTTGATGCCTGAGTCTGTGTCACCCATTGCAGAGTCAGGCATCTCTGAAAATATACTTGCAGCTGCTATGGCTCCTCCCTCTCAAGAAACTGTAAATGCAGACATAGCAGAATTCATGGGAATGGAACCTCAAGTGAGTGTGGATACAGCCCAAACTGAAACAGTAGACCCAATAACTGCTGCTGTCGAAACAGCCGTGGGCAACGGTCAACCGACCACGGACAATGCTATATTGGACGGTGATACGCAAGTTGGTACAGCTTTAATGACGTATCATTACAATCCTGCAACAGGGGAAACATACGAGTCTACAGGATCATTAGACACTCCCCCAGAAGGCTTTATACCAGTTCCAGAAGGAGGCATCCCTGCTACAACAGAGACCCAACAACCAGATTTCATGACTCAGCTACAAGAACTTATTGCACAGATGCAATTGGAACAAACAGCAGCTGCCGAACAGCAACAACAGCAACAACAACAGCAACAGCAGCAAACAGCTGAAATGGCACAGAATTATATGATAGGGCAACCAGCCGTAGGCTATAACCCTTACCAAAGTGGGCAGTACCAGAATAATCCGTATGGCGCTGCTGGAGTACCTAACATGGGCGGTATAACATCTATACCCGTCCCTGCACCTTATCAAGC